GTGGGGGGATCTCTCCCAATCCTCACCATTGCCTTACTGCTCGTCACCGACATCATCACCTTGCTGGTCATGCTCAACCTGGCTGTCGTCCTCGTCCTGGTTGTCGTCATCATCCTCGCCCAAACCACCCCCCGCCAGGTGCGTTTCGCCCTCCTGCCCGGCATCCTCCTCCTCACCGTCACCATCCTCATCGTCGAACTCATCGAAACCAGCCTCCCCATCATCGCCACAGCCGTAATCCTCTACATCCTCACCTTCCTCGTCACCGCAATCTTCGCCTGGTCCACCACCGCCCTCATCGCCCTCGCCCCCCAGATCACCCGTCCCCCAATCGCCACCCAATCTCAGAACTAGCCTGAAGGAGGTTCCCCACAATGGCTAAATGCAAGCTGTGCTCAAGATCCGGCATTTTTATGACCGTATCCCGCTACGGCCTTTGTTCCAGTTGTAATAGCCTGTTTGTCATGGACGTCAAGCGGCGCGGAAAAATTATTCAAGAAAGCCTGGCGATCATCAAAGATACCAAAAACATCAAAGTCGGTATCTCGCGTTATGACTTGATCATCGAACAGGTTCGTGCCCTGGTGGAGTACGAAGTAAAGGGCATCCAGGTCATGGAACGTTCTCCAAGAGAAAACCTGCAAATGCTGATCCGTGAACGCGACCAGGTCATCTATGAATTTCTCGAAAAAGAATACGATAGCGTCGCCCTCAAAGCCCGTATGGCGGCTACTACAACCGCCAAAATCAACGCCTTTTCAAAACTCATCCTTCTCCTCAAAGAATATCTCGACAAATGTACCGATAAATCAAAGGTTATCGCCCTGCTGAACAAAGCGGCCGAAGAACTCAGCGCCATCAACCTGGATAAATTCGTATCCGATGCCGAAAAAGCTGAACTGAAGGGCAACAAGCGCAAAGCCCTCGATAGCTACTACGAAGCCTACTACTTCCTCACCCACGACAGCGTAGATGATAGCCTGCAAACGCGCGCCATCGACAAAATCAAAAAGAAAATTGTCGCCCTCGGCGGCACCTTGCAAGTTGAAGGAGCCCTAAATGGCGGAAAAACCTCTTTATGAGAAAAAAGTCGGCTTCACCTACCGCATTTACCCTAACCGCATCGAAATTGAGCGCCCGTCGCTCGTCAGCAAACAGATAGAAATCATCCTGATCCGCAGCATCACCAACGTCGAAACCCGTGGCATCAACGCCCAGCTCTACATCACCACCCAGGATGGGCAGGAACACAAAATTGCCGGCATAGCTGCTGGCGAAGCCCAAAAAATGCGTTCTGTTATTCTCTCCTTGCTTTGAGCGATGTGTTTGCATTTTTATTTAAATATATTGATTTTAAAAGTGGTAAGAACGGTAAGGATGGTAAGTAGCCCGATTTCTTACCGTTCTTACCGTTCTTACCGTTCTTACCGCCGTCTGATACAAGGTCACTTTTACGCATAAAAAACGCAAATCCCCCCTAAACTCCCCCCGATCGTCCTCGTTTTCAGGCTAAAATCGCCCTGACCAGGCGCCTTCACAGCCTCATAGCCCACCACCAGCAAAACCCGCGGTAAGAACGGTAAGGAATTGCCACCGCCCTCCCTTACCGCCCGCGGTAAGGAATCAGGTTAAAACGGTAAGGAAATTGGCTTAAAACGGTAAGGAACTATCCTGTAAACTGTAATTACCCCCGCCGATAACCATAATTATCTGAACAGAAAACGTGTAATTTATGCCCCTCACACCCCAGGACTTCGTAACCAAATGGCGCCAGGCTGCCGTCAATGAGCGTGCTTCTGCCCAGTCACACTTCATCGACATCTGCCGGCTGATCGATCACCCCGCCCCGCTCGACATGGATCCAGCCGGCAAGTTCTTCCGCTTTGAAGCCGGTGCCAGCAAGACCAGCGGTGGCGAAGGTTTTGCCGATGTCTGGTATCGCGGCCGTTTCGCCTGGGAATACAAAGGCAAGCATGCCGACCTCGATAAAGCCTACCAGCAGCTTCTGCAGTATCGTGAAGCCCTCGAAAACCCGCCCCTGCTCATCGTATCTGACATCGAAACCATTGTCATCCACACCAACTTTACCAACACCGTCAAGCATACCTACACCCTGACGCTTGATCAGCTGCTAACGCCCGATGGCCTGAGCACCCTGCGTAACGCATTCAACAACCCTGATGCCCTGCGCACCCCCCAGACCAGCGATGTTGTTACCGCCCGGGCGGCCTCCCATTTCGCCCGCCTGGCTGAAAAGCTGCGCCAGATGGGCAACGATCCCGCCGCCTCAGCACACTTCCTCATCCAGCTGCTCTTCTGCCTCTTTGCCGAAGACGTTGAACTTCTGCCCGGCAAACTCTTCAGCCGCCTGGTGCATACCTTCCGCAACCGTCCACAGACCTTCAACACCAGCCTGGGGCAGCTCTTTGATGCAATGGCCACCGGTGGCATTTTTGGCGTGGATGATATCCCGCACTTTGATGGCCACCTCTTTGATTCCGCTCGCCCGATTGCCCTCGACGTTGATTGTCTCGAAATCCTGGTAGAAGTCAGCACCCTGGACTGGTCCAGCATCGAACCGTCCATCTTCGGCACGCTGTTCGAGCGCAGCCTCGACCCCTCCAAGCGCGCCCAGCTTGGCGCGCACTACACCAGCCGGGAAGATATTTTGCTGATTATTGAGCCCGTGCTGATGGCCCCGCTGCGCCGCCGCTGGGCCGAGGTGCAGGCCCAGGCCCAGGCGCTGGCCGCCGAGGGCCAGGCCGCCCCCGCCCCACGCCGCAAGCGCCTGACCGAGCAGCTTCAGAACCTGCTGCGCGGCTTTGCCGATGAGATTGCCGCCGTGCGCGTGCTGGACCCCGCCTGTGGCTCGGGCAACTTCCTCTACCTGGCGCTGCACCGCCTGCTGGATCTGCAAAAAGAGGTCATTCAACTGGCGGTTGAGCTGGGCGGCATGGGCTTCTTCCCCACCGTCACGCCGGGGCAGCTGCACGGCCTGGAGGTGAACGAGTATGCCCACCAGTTGGCCCAGGCCACCATCCAGATCGGCTACATTCAGTGGCAGCGCAGCAACGGCTACGGTTACAGCTTCTCGCCCATCCTCCAGCCGCTGGAGCAGATCCGCCGCATGGACGCCATCCTGGCCTACGACGACCAGGGCCGCCCCACCGAACCCGCCTGGCCCCCCGCCGATGTCATCATCGGCAACCCCCCGTTTTTGGGGGGCAAAAAGATGCGTGCAGAATTGGGCGACGCATACATGGCAGCACTTTTCGAGGCATATCATGGGCGGGTCCCGCGTGAAGCTGACCTGGTCTGTTACTGGTTTGAGAGGGCTCGCTCTTTGATTGAGCAGGGCCAGGTGAAACGGGCCGGTTTGCTAGCGACAAACTCTATTCGTGGTGGAGCCAATCGTCAAGTAATAGAACGAATTTTAGCTACAGGTAGCATCTTCTGGGCAATTTCAGACCGAGATTGGATATTGGACGGGGCAAATGTCCACGTTTCAATGATTGGGTTTGATAATGGGGCAGAAAACGATCACTTGTTGGATGATCATACTGTTACCCAGATAAACTCAAATCTAACCTATTCGGCTGATTTGACACAAGCCAAACCATTGAAAGAAAATTACAACATCAGTTTTATGGGCGTTACCCCCGCGGGGTCTTTTGATATTCCTGGGAGTTTGGCTCGGGAGATGTTTGCTGTAATTGGGAACCCAAATGGGCGATCTAATCGTGATGTAATTCATCCATATTTCAACGGGGTAGACATTACTCGCGGAAATCGCGACATGTGGATTATTGATTTTGGTGAGCTTGCAGAAGAACAAGCTGCAAAATATGAAGCGCCATATGAGTATATACTCCTAAAAGTAAAACCGGAGCGAGTGGTTAGTCGAATTCCGCACGAAGCATGGTGGCAATTTACCAGAAGACGTCCACAAATGCGCTCTGCTATTCAAAAAAATAACCGCTATATTGCAACATCAATGGTTGCCAAACATCGTTTATTTGTTTGGTTATCGTCAGACATAGTACCTGCAAATCTGCTAATCGTCTTCGCCCGTTCCGATGATTACTTCTTTGGTGTGCTGCACTCCCGCCCCCACGAACTATGGGCGCTGCGCCTGGGCACCGCCCTGGAAGACCGCCCGCGCTACACCCCCACCACCACCTTCGAAACCTACCCCTTCCCCTGGCCGCCCGGCCAGGAGCCGCCGGACGATCACCGCGTGCAGGCCATTGCCGCCGCCGCCCAGGAGCTGAACCAACTGCGTGAAAACTGGCTCAACCCGCCCGGCGCCAGTGAAGGCGAACTCAAAAAGCGCACCCTCACCAACCTCTACAACCAGCGTCCCACCTGGCTGCAGCACGCCCACCGCAAACTGGACACCGCCGTCTTTGCCGCCTACGGCTGGCCCCCCGACCTCACCGACGAAGACATCCTCGCCCGCCTCCTGGCCCTCAACCTCGAAAGGAGCCAGAACAGATAATATAACTTATCGGCTGCAAATCGCCTCACCGCGCCGCATATAGTTCGCCGCACCACACTACACATGGTCGCGAAAACAGGCAAAACATGTGAAGAAAATCCCCCATCCCAACCTCTTGGTTCGGGACCGTGAGGTCGAGGGTTCAAATCCCTCCGCCCCGACAGACTACTTCCCAGTACACACGGTAAGCATTATTGGCGAACCGTGTGTACCCCGGAAGATGGGGACAGCAAAAAGCGTAGACCGCACAACACATGTTTTCCGTTCTGAGGCTTTCAAAAAAAAAGCCGAAATTTAGTTATCAGCACTGAAATCTAATTATCGGCGCTAAAAAAATCAGACCGGAGGACACATATCATGAAAAAACTAAAGCTCTCTCAAGCGTTACTGGGTTATGACCTGTATGCTAAAGCCCGCCACCTGAGTGATCACACCATTCTGGACTACCAGAACACATTCACACGGTTTCAGACCTGGCTGGGTGATCAAGATCCAATCATGGCCGATATCACTCAGGAAATGGTTTGTCAGTTCATGGCTGACCAAAAGCGGGTCTCGAATAAAACCTTACTTAACTATCATGTCGGATTGTCCGCCCTGTGGACCTGGGCGCTCGGCGAGGGCATTGTAGAGGATCATGTTATCCATCGCGTACCACGGCCCAAGCCAGAAAAGCGCTCAGTTGTGCCATTCGAGGAACACGAAATCAAAGCCATGCTCAATGCCCTGGGACGCTCTCGTGTTTACCAGCGCCAGGGGTATCGTGCCTCTGATCACTCACTGCCCAATGCTGAGCGTAACCGGGCAATTATACTGCTGCTGTTGGATACTGGCATCCGCGCCTCGGAGCTCTGCGGAGCCGTGATCAGCGACATCAACCTGCGCAACCGTAATCTACGCGTCTTTGGGAAGGGGGCGATTGAACGCACCATCCCATTCAGCGCCACGACTGGCCAGGCGATCTGGCGATACCTATCCACGCGTGAAGATTATACTCTGGCAGATCCCTTATTTGTCAACAGCATGGGCCGCTCGCTTGACAGAACGCAGCTCTTCCACCTGCTGGACACAATTGCTGATCGCGCCCAGGTGCAAGATTGCAACGTCCATAAGTTTCGCCATACCTTCGCTATCAACTATCTGCGCAATGGTGGCAATCCCTACTCACTGCAGGTGATGCTGGGCCACTCCGCAATGGATATGGTCAAGCGGTACTTGAAGATTGCTGACGCAGATCTGGAACGATTCCACCGCCGCGCCTCACCAGTGGACAACTGGCGGCTATGATACTAATCGCCAGATTGTGATTGATCGCTTGATAATAGGGTCAAACACCTTGACCGCAATAAACCGTTCTCCCGTAGCGACCAGTTTTTTCATGCGGTCTCGGGCAGTTTGTTCACAGCAGTGCCAGTGTTCAGCCAGTTGTTCAGCATCAACATCACCAGGTTGACGTAGTTCAACGGTTCCCTGTTGGCGCCACTCATCAATCGCAGCTATGGTTTTCGCAATCTCGTCTCGGATGGCACGCAATTGTGCATCATCGGTCATAGTTCGCCTCTTGTTCGAGTATCAATACCTTTCATCAGCCGGTGCTCGCGCACGATTTCACCGTCGCAGATATCCATCGCCACCATCCCATTAGTCACCCAGTAGGGTGATTTTGCCGCCTGGTGAGCGTAGTCTCCCAGCATTGAAAATGATGGCAGCACAATCAGCGTTGACCGATGTTGACCGACTTCTGTCACAACTTCTACGAAGCTGTGATAATGTGCTCGCACCACCACACTCGGTGGCACCAGGCCATGCACAATTGAGCTGATCATCAAATCCCGTAGGTATAGCTGTGCCACGTTGCCGCGTAACCACTCCCGACTGCCCACATATGGGCCATGATGGGCACAGTCAAACGTCACGCCTGCGATGGTGAGCAGCGAGTGATACGCCATATCGATATCCACCAGCGGGTATTTCTGTTTCAGCATCTCAGTCACCAGGATATCCGCGCTCGCCTCGCCAAATGCATGACTGCCCGTGCTGGCCAGTAGGCGCACCGATTTCACCTGCGAATGTTTCAGCCATTCAGATAGATTCGAGGCCGCGATTAGGACCTGATCAGCTAAACGGGTCGTGACCAGTCCCACCGGGTATTTATTACCCTGGCAGACATCACCCACATGCAGCACAATCACATCATCCCGACCGGCGATCTCCATCACCCGCTGGATGTATCCCTGGTACAAATCCCAGAGATACACCTGAGATGCGGTTTGCTCCGGCGAATAGGGTATCAGCTCGCCGTTTGGCCCTTCGTCGTGCAGCGTCAACCCTGGGGGCATTAGGGCGACATTACTGCCGGCATGGGTATCACTCAAGAATACGACGATTTTTCGTTGCATGCTCCTCCTCCTAAATAAACCCCAACCCCTTTAGGGAAGGGGTTGGGGTTAGTTTCACATCCACCCATGTTGTGTTAGGATGCGTTCGATATTGGCCACCCGATCTTCCAGCGTCACCGGTTCCGGCTCTGGCTCTGGCACTTCGCCCACCAGTTCCATCCGCAGCCAGTCAGCCGATACCCACTCATCCCGGCTGCTCACCAATTTAGCCCAGCCGTTTGAGACTTCGCTGACCCAGACCACCGCATTATGGTTCAACGTGTACAGCAGATTGCTGTTATCGTCTGTCACCATCGGCGTGGATCGCACGTTGAGCCCCTTTGAGGCCAGCACCGTCCCCTGCCATACGGCTCCCGCAGGCGGCTCAGCATCCCCGGCCATCAACCAGGGCCAGGGGTCAACTGCGCCCCCAAACCCCGGGCTTCCTCCCTCGGCCGGCCGGATCTCGAAGTGGAGATGTGCACCGGTCGAATTGCCGGCATATGGGTCAGACCGATCGCCACCAGACAACCCAATCACCTGCCCCGGAAATACGATCTGCCCGACCACTACATCCGTTCTGGATAGGTGGGCGTAGATCGCCAGATATCCATCGTGCTGGATGCGGACATGCCGCCCATAACCGGTCTTATCCAGCCGGGTTTCTCGCACCACGCCGCCCGATACTGCCGCAACGGGCGTTCCGGTTACAATGCCAAAATCAATCCCGTTATGGCCCAGCAGGCCAAACGGCTGATACATCGCAGGGTTTTCAGCGAAAAACTGTGTAACCCTGGAACCTCGTGTAACTGGCCACTGAATTGCTTTTACCATCATCCATCCTCCTGTTCAGATAACGAATCTTATCGGCTATTATTCACAATATCCCCAAATCTCGATCCATGCGTCCAGTGTCCCGCTGCCGGTTGCGACAACCTGATAGTACACGTCGCCGCTGGCGCTGCATGGAACGACGCCAAAATAGTCGGCAATATAGTCATTAGGCAATCCTGCTGGACGCGCAAATAGTGGAGCGCTACCTGATGTGTTGTTTGGCGACAAACAAATATACGGTGTATTGCTAGCGCCCGATCCGCTGTCTCGGGCCGCCATACGTACTAAAATTGCTTTCGCATTTGCCGGAACGCCGAAAACTGCTGACAGGTCAATAATTGTCTTAGATGTCGTACTTCGCGCATCCCCATCCCAACTTGTTGAGGTCAATGGAGTGGATAGATATGTCCATTTCCCGTCGTTGAGCCTGGCATCGTTTCCTTGCACAGCCACATTGGCCGCGTTCTCACCATCCGCGGCCAGCTCCACAATGCCTTTGACCGTCGTACTGGCATCCGGCAGCGCCGCCCAGCCTACATCCCTCGCCCCAGCTGTTAGCACATAACCGGATGTCCCCTTTGCCAGCCTGGCCCACTTGGGCGTTGAATTGCCATAGATGATATCACCGCGTGTCGCCGACCCGGTCAGCGCATCACCGTGATACGTTGAATTCAGCAGGTTATGCGCTGTCGGTGTCCTGGCATCGCTCAACCGCGTATCAGAGGCCTGCACCGCCAGCCCGGCCGCCGTTTCGGCCGATGTCGCCAGCTCTACCTTCCCCTTGACGGTGGTGGACGCATCACTCACCCAGGCATCCAGGTCTCCCGCCGCATCAGCCTTCGGGATGGCATTCGCCCCTGGTGTAGCTGTGGCCACTTCGTCCGCCCCCCCGTGCTGATGTGAGGCCGCATGCAGCCCCGGCGCACCGCTGACCGGATATTCCGCCCCCCGTGTCCGCTCAGCCGCCCGCTCCAGCGTCATTAGTCGCTCGTTGAGCTGGTCAATCACGTCCATCAGCCGGGTAACCAGGTCACTATTCATCAGCTCACCTCACCCGTATAGGCCACATCAATCAGCTCAGTGCCCTCCCGATTGATTGTCAACGTTACCTGGTCAACCCGGCAGGGCAGTGTATATCCAGCTTGTTTGACCGTGACGTAATCCCCAAACCAGTAGTCATACCCATATCGGCTGCCCGGCACGTCAGCAATTCGGCCGCTCAGCGTAATTTTCCCGCGCCCCGCAGCCAGTGCCCGGTCAGCCTCGGCCTGCAATCCAGTGCTGTCGCCAGGTTGCAAATTGCGGCAGTCAACCACCAGCTCGTGCCGGTTGTATGGGCTGGCCGCTGCCCGATCAGCATCAATCGCCGTTGCGGTTTCCCGGGCAGTTTCCTCGCCGTTCCCCAGTGCGGTCACGTGGGTCACTTCGTTGAAATAATCAAACGTAATTTTTGGATCGATGAGATTGCCGGCATCCTCGCTGATTTCAACCAGCGCCCGGCGATCCGCCCCCCGTTGGTCCTTGTAGCCCCTAAATTGGTAGCCGATCCCATCATCCCAGACGATATCAAACGCCCCATAGGTTCCGCCACCCAGGCTTGCAGCCACAATATCCTGGATGACCCGCAGCACATTGCGCCACGAAAAAGCCAGCGTATCACGAGGCAGCAGGGTCATATCTGCCTCAACGCTCAGCCAGGTCGAGATATCCCGGCTCGTGTCTGTTGCCAGGCTCCCGTAATTTTCGCGGACAATCGCCTTCGCCATGTCATCCAGCTGATCGGTTTTCTGCGCCTGGCTGCTGTTGGCCGGATACAGCACAAACCGTCGTGCCAGCAGGCAGTTGGCATCAAGGAACGTCAGCGTTGTGAGGTCGCTGTTCTTGGTTTTGGCATTCTGCCAGCGGCGCAAAAACCACCGCGTCTGTCCCTCCAGGTACGGGGCTGCCCCCTCCACAGATCGCATCACCGCCAGCTGCATATCCCGCTGCCAGTACGCCAGCGGGTAGGTAGTCCCCGGCAGCGTCATGGTCAGCTGTCCGATCTGCCCAATCCGCCGTGTCAGCGTCAGCGTGGACCAGTCAAATACCTCACCTTCCAGCCCCCCGGTCGGGTTATGCAGCAGCAGCCCGTATCGTGTCGCCGCGCTCATGCCAGCCTCCGATAAGGACGATTATCTGTACTATCCATTAGTACAAACTCCCATTCATCGTCTCGTATCCATCCTGCCAGATCATATTGACCTGGCTCGTTGCCCCTGTATTCCCGTATAAATATGCTTGGATATCGTTGCGCCCGATTTGCAGCGCAAAGTCCCGGTTGCTCGCTGGCAGAATGTAATCCTGCATGTTCCGCCGCCCGTCATTCCAATTGCTCCAGATATCAATCCCTCGCGGCCCGCAGGTCACCACCACCGTCTCACCCGTCCCCAGCGTCAGATTATCAAAATAGATTGCTTTACCTGTGGTCTGGTTGCGGATGCTCCATAACTTCCCCGGCCCACTGATCACAAACCTCGGCCATGCCCGGTTATAGGTCGCCAGCGTCACAGCCGTGGCAGCCTGTGCATATACCGTGCCTGCATTGGCAAATGCCAGGTAGAGATCGCCATTTGACGGATTATGCCTGGCCTGATAAACAGTGCTGGTACCCGGCAAATCGACCTCGAACTCCGCCCATTGAGTGCCTGTCCAACGCGCAATTTTATCGCTCAGCACCAGTGGCCGTGACGATGCTGCTCCAGTCCCCCCGTAAGCCTGGGTAAAATTACCCGCCACAATCGCGCTGTATGGGTCCCAATCAATGTCGTATGACTGAGCATTAACACCGCCGCCAATCGTGCTCCACCGGCTGCCGTTCCATGCCCCCAAATAATTAACGGTTATGGTCCCCAGTGTTGTAAATGCACCGCCAGCATACAAAACGCCCTGGCGCACCTTCAGCATTTTCACGTTGCCATTAGGAGCCCCACCGACTGCAGCATATGCTGTGCCGTCCCACTCTGCGAGATATGGGATTGAGCTCCCGCCAGCCGTGGTGTGTGCCCCACCAATATAGACCCCCGTCCCGGCCAGATTTGGGCAAACAGCATACGCCGTGCCATTGAGACCAGTACCCAGCGCTGCCCATGTGCCAGCTACTGGGTCATATGCAGCCACTCTCGCGGCTGCCACCCCGCCAATATTGGCAAACGCCCCAACCACATACAATTTCCCGTCTCTTCCCCAGCAGGCATCTCGGATGGCATTATCAGCACCAGCAACGCCACCGATTGCGGACCAGGTATTTGTCGCTGGATTGTATACAGCGCAGTAGTCA